AGTGGAAACCTTTAGCTAACTCTATGAATCTTACAGAGTTTATGAACATAGTCCAACGTTTAGACATTGGCCTTACACCAACGGAGCGCGAAAAAATATTTACTGCTATGACCAGAGCTGATTCTAGCGCTAGAAAAAGTTTGATAAAAACAGGTAACCCTGGTTGGGACAAAGATGTTGTCAGAAGTGTTGCAGAACATTTAGAAACAAAAGCACATGTAGCAGGTAAAGTTACTTACGCGTGGCAACTAAATGATATTATGGCTGATGATTCTAAATTTAGAGGAAACCCAAAGAAATTAAAAACTTTAGAAGAAGCTACGACACAAGGCACAGAAGCACAAAGAGAAGAAGCTAGAAAAGCATACGATGCTTACGCATATCAATATAGTCACATGACTGATATAGGTGCTGTTGAAGCTAAAGATAGAGATGGTAATGCCATACCAAATCAAGGTCGTGGTGAAGACTACAGACAAGAAGCTAATGGCCTAATGTCTTTTTATGCAGAAGCAGCAAACATTCAAGATTCTACAGATGACGTATTATCTGGTGAAGCAACTTCTAAACTTAAACTAGCAGCTGTACTACTACAACTTGGTGGTTCTATTGCGACTGCTATGGTTAACTTAGTATCTTTACCAGTTAATGCTATACCTTATCTTGCTACTTATAATCCGAAAAGAGGTTATGGAGGTGGCTTTGGTTTTGGAAAAGCAGCTGCAGCTGTTGCCAGAGCAACTAATAATATTTTTAACTCTAAACTTGCTAACTATGAACACATGGTTGAAGTTGCAAATGATGAACAACTACAAAATAAATACGGTCTATCCCCAGACGAAGCTAATGCTATGTTAAATGCTACGGGTGCAGGTGTATTACAGGCTGCACAATTTAACGCATTGGTTGGTACATCAAGAGGAGGTAGAGATAGTAATACATACAATGGCGCAATAAAAGTATGGATGTCTGCATTTTCTTATACAGAACAACTTAACAGACGAGCTACATTCCTTGCATCATATAGATTAGAAAAGGAAAGAATGTTAGCAACCGTTGGGACTAATATCTCTAACCTTCCGGAAGCCGAAGCTAGAGAGCTACAATTAAAAGCAGAAGAGTTTGCAACGAAATCAGTAAATACATCACAGGGTGAATACGCTATGTATAACAGACCTGGCATAGCTAGAAAGGGTTTAGCACAATATATATTTATGTATAAACAGTTTCCTATTATCAGCGTCCAGTTAATGAAAGGTCTACCTCCTAGTGGACGATTAGCTATGTTAAGTATGCTGTTCGTAATGGCGGGTATGAAAGGATTACCTTTTGCTGATGATATAATGGATTTAATTGATACTCTTGCTCAGAAGTTTGGTATCAAAATGAAGAGTGTAGAAGAAGAAACCGCAAGACTTGTTGATGCTTTTGTTCCTGGAGCGGCTCCATATTTTATGCGAGGATTTCTTGACCAGTGGACAGGAGCAACGATATCCACAAGAACTGGCTTTGGTGATTTAGTTCCTTTGACTGGTATGTTCAAAGCAAAATCAAATGCGGGAGAACACTGGAGAGAAGCTGAAAATTTTGCAGGGCCTGTGTTCTCTGGAGTCTCAGGATTGATGGGCACAGCAGCACAACTTGTCAGGTATGGAGCAGAAGCTGTAGGGCTAAAAGATGATACAACACGTTTCAAAGATATACTAAGAGATGCGCCATCCTCTGCCATAAGAGGTTTAGCTGATGGTATGACTTATCTTAGTGATGGAAAAATTACTAGAGCCGATGGTACAGTTTTAGATAATGAAGTTGGTATTATGACCTCTGTGTTTAGGCTGATGGGGTTCTATCCATACCCAGTTATGGTACAAAATGATGTTATTAGAATGACAAAACAATCACAGGCTTATGCCCAAGATATAAAAGCACATTACAAACAAGCATATGTAAAAGCTAAACTTGAAAAAGACAGAGGAGAAATGCGAAGAATAGTAAACTTTGTAAAAGAACATAATAAAGATGTAGGGCCAAGGTCAGAGTTTTTCTTTAAAGACTTTACTGGCTCTGCAAACAAAACATATAATTCTGCAAGAGAAAACAGTCTCAGCAGATACAGAAAGTTTGCACCAAAACAAATGAGACCTGTAATTGACCAGATGAAAGAGATACTTGGCATAGAACAGTAAGGTAGTTTACTATTCCAACTTATGTTTATCTCTCTGTATGGCGCTTAAAACCGCTTGTTTTTCTAAGTACTCTCTTCGTTTTTCTGCTATATGTTCTGCGCTAAATAGTTTCTTGTTTATCTCTTCTATTTTTTTAGGGTGCACAAAACGATATGGAAGTGTGCCTATTTTAATATAAAGTTTTCTTCCATATTTTAATTTTATAATTTCGTATTCAAACTTCTTTATTTTTCACTACCTGTAGTTGTCCATATGCCATATCATCAGCAACCACATCTGCATTCTCAAGTAGACTTTGGAATCTAGGATGCGTTAGATTAAAACCTATAACATATGTTTGCGCTAGTTTAATTGGAGTATCTTTACCTAAAGACGCTTTCTCTGAACGAGGTGTAGCAAGAACTTGTTCTGAAACAAGTTCCTGTTTGAATGACTTATAGTCTGCACCGCGTACAGATAACCATTTTCTAAAATGAGTCCTGTCTATCATCATTGTACCTTTGTCAAACACTTCGGCTGGGGACTTTCGGAATACATCTAATCGTATTCTTATATCTCCTCTTGGTATTCTAGCAAAATCAGGTTGTGCTTTTTGTCCTACTGTGTGCATCACAGTAACTGAAGTGTCAGCACAATCAGCCATGTATTCAGCAACAAGGTCAAAACAATCTACTTGGTTTTCTTGTACTGTCCTACGAATAGCACCTATCTGTGCTAGTACCCACTCGGTAGCTTTTGTGTAGTCAAACTTAATAAGATTCCATTCGCTTGCCAGTTTCATACCTAAGTCCGCAAGTATAATAGATTGCTCCCAGTATCTTTCTTCACCACTAAATTTAGATTTATATCTTTTGTCAAAAGTATTTGACGCTTCAGCTATAGCAGATTGAATACCTTCTTCACCCATTGATAGTAAGTTTATAATAAATTGTTTACCTACTGCTCCGTAGTTAGCATGAATAGCTTCGTATATTTTTCTACCTGCTTCAGAACCTCTAGTAAATAAAGGGACAGACGGCACAGTAAGTTCTAATAATCTTGCCATTTGCGCATCGGTATCCAGACCAGAAGCTATCAGCTTACTTTGTAGTGACTTGTTGGTAGATACCATAACAGGTGTAGACCAAGTCTTAGCCTCTCTTTCTTCAGCGTTACGATTTAATCTAGCTTTATCTCTACCCTGTGATACCCAGTAACAGAAGTCTCCAACATCTTTATCATCCATCATAGTAACTTCATCTATTGTCAATGGTAAATTCGCATATGTACCAAGGCGTGAAAACAGACTGTTCTGTGTGTACTTTGCTTGGAAATGTAGCTTATCAGGATTGCCATATATTGATTGCACCCAGTATTGTGCGAGAGTCTTACCTCCACCTGTTGGCCCATATAAAGATACAGTCAGTCCTTTGAGTCCTGTAAAATTATATAGTGGCGCTGAAAATCCTACACCCAAAGCAAACATGTGTGACTTGAGGTCAGCTTTTTCTAGCACTGATGTTAGGTTTATCCATTGTTCTGCATCACCTTTGGTGTTATACAGTTCTGCGCCTTGTCTTTGTATACCTGATGCAAGGCTAATTGTTTCTTCTGTGACTCCTTCTGCTGTTCGTTTAAGAAGTGTGTCACCTAGTACGAATGATTTGTTTCTTTCCTTCCAACCCATAGTTGCGTACAGGTTAGTCATTGTACGAATCTGTCTTAGTTCATCCATATAAGTTCTTAACATAAGCTGAAAATACTCCGTTTGTTTTTTATTATATAATACAATCCCTTGGTCTGCTATAGCCGTAGCAAATTCACGATTGCCTTCTGTAAGATATGCTTGCCTTAACACAAGGTCTTGCCAACCCATGTGTGGTCTGTTCCAATGGTATCTAACCACCTCATATCCAAGTGATTCATCAAACCCATAACTAACAGGGTATATATCAAACTTACATATGTCTATATCTGTATCGTCTATCGTAAGTTTTATGCCTGTTTTAGTTCTTTTAAAAGGTTTTGGTATTGGAATCTCGTTTGCTTGAGCGTCAGGTGCTTCTGCTGATAAAGGTACTTCCTGATACTGAACACCTAGTCTAGCAGGTGAACCTATCTTACCTTTATACACACAACCTTTACATCCATTCGGTCTATCTACATCAAACTTTGTGCAAGTGGTTGGCCCACTAGCTGATTTTTTCCAGTGGTTAAGTTTGCTTATAGTTGCATGATAATTAAATTTAGGATGCTTTTGGCTCCACTCTACAGCTGTCTTCTCTGCACCAACACAGAAAGACGCAATACCTATAAGGTCATACCATAAAGGTTCGTCTACTTTGTCTTGATTATTAACTGCCCATTCTATCTGTTTACATTTAGATGCTACGATTGACCCAACAGCAGGTGGGTACTCTTGTTTAGAAACTAAATTTTCTAGCAACGTATTGTCTTGTGTGTGACCTTCTGTGTTGCCGGTCGATGCGTTGTAGAAATAAGATAGAGATTCTTTTAGAGTAGAAACTTTAACAGGTTGTGCATCTACTAAGAGCATAACTTCGTTGCCGTTTTTAAGATTGTGTGTACCAAGTGGTCTCAAGACTAATGCGCTGTTGGCTGTAAGTCCTGCATCTATTTTAAAATTTTTATCTAATGCTGATTGTTTTAAGGCTTCGGCTAAAGGTTTCCATTCCTTCGGCTCTAGTTCTTCAGTTAGTACCCAGTAAACATGTAGTCCATTACCTGAATAAACTATCATTGGTTTAGGTAAACTCATTGTCTTTATAAAGTTACCTAATTCTACTAACCCTTCTTTCCAAGATGGATATGGTTTACCTTCACCACAATCTACATCTATTGCTATAACTTTTGTGGCTCTAACATTATCTTGTCTTCTACTACCTTTGGCGTTAAAAGAAGATATAGCAAAATAAGTGTTGTTGCCTGTGCTATCTAATCTTTTGCATGTACTCGCAAGTTCTTCTACCGAGTCAAAGAAACCCTGTTTACGACCATCTTGGTTGATAACAGTAGTTACATAAAACCCTTTTGTCGGTAGCACTCGCTTGAGAAACTCTAGCGTGTTCATAATTACCTACCCTTTTAAGCAGGAGGTTCAAATCAAAAGACCCCCTGCTTTATCTATATTATCTTTTTTCTTGAACAATCTCAAGAAGCCTTTCAAATCTATGCTTCTGTTCCATAGCTATAACTTCAGGTGCAGGCCACCCTTCCTTCATAGCGTCAAGCAAAAAACTCAGTGTTTCTCGTACTTTCTTATCGTTTTTCTCACGGATTTTGTTACCCCTAACCCATCCATAATAAGTCATACGAGACACACCAAAAAGTTTTGACATGTTACTTGTAGTCAAAAGCATATGTTTTCTTAAAGACTCTACTGTTTTAAAGTTAAGTGTTTTATTAGTCATCACGCACCTTTGTTTATCAAGTCAGCAATCTCACTAGCTAAACTATCAGCGTCACTAGCTGTCTTAACTGCCTTTGGTTCTTCAACAGATTCCTGAGTCTCTACAGGTTTTACTTGTTGTGCAGGTTTAATAGCTTGCACAACTTTTGGTTTTGCAGGAGCAGGTGCTACCTCTTCCGCTGCAGCTGCAGAGTCGGTCTCACTTGTAGAAACATCTTCTGACAAAGTAAAACCTTCTTCCTCAACAAAACCAAACTTCTCTGCACCTTGAGAGCCTTCAACATATTCAATTATCTGCACTGCTGATAACCTAATCGATACCCCTGCGCCTAACATCTTAGTATGATAGAAGGAAGACAGTCCTCCTACTTTAAGTATTGACCCACCATAGATATTAGAGTTGGTCATCATGTTACCTTTGCTATCAAAGACAGCAGGTTTATATTGCGACTTAAATTTAATAATTACATTACCAGTTGGCTCGTTAGTTTCTTTATCTAACTCATCATGAAAAGGTAAAGGTGCTTGTTTAATAGCTATATTAGGTGAGTCTTTTTTCAAAGCCTTGATACCTTCAAGTATAGTTTCTTGTACCAATTTTTTTACTGGCTCTGCGTCTTCTTTTGATAAACAAAGATTAACTTTGTAGTGTCCCTTGTCATCAAACTTAGTGTCAGGCGTACTTATATATGGATAGTCTGCGCGCCCCTTTGCGGTTGTAAAAGTTTTTTTACTCATCTGAACCTCCTAGTTCGTTAGTAGTTAATGTAAAACCATTCTCTTCAACAAAACCGAAAGATTGAAAAGAATGAGTGGATTGTCTTGATTCAACAGCAAGTTCTCCTGTAACAATCCGTGTCTGCTCAGTTCCTAAATGTTTATCAATATGCTTTTGATTAGCATCAGTATTAAACCCACGGAAACTAAATCGTAACTTAGGGTATTCTGATAGTGTATCAAAAGATATTCTTGTCTTTGCTATCTCAGGTACAATACCTCGCATTGACAATTCTTTTTGATAAGCATTCAAGTTCTTCAAAGACGCAGGAGTAACTTGTAGTAAGTGGGCCTTATCAAATGGGCCCTCTGTAAAGACAACTGCCAATCTCTTTTGGTCAACACATGCCTTTACTTTATTACCTGTTGGCGTAGTCCTAGACCCCCAAGCGTTTTGTGGGCAAGAAACACACATGTCATTTTGTATGGCATGACTGTTCTTGTTAGGATAAATACCATCAAGTGAATAACAATCAGGTGTAGAAGATTCACTATCTTCAGTCCACTGTTCGGAGTACCAAGACTTAGAAAGTTTTGGGTTAGCACCGACAATAACTACATCAATACTTTGGTCTAATATAGTTTCTTCTCCATTGTGGACAGAACGAAACTGTGAACCTTTTATAGAAATCTTTGGCGCAATCATTTTCCATTTACCTTGTTAACAGGTTTACGAACATTAACATCTATTCGTGTACCATAATTCACACCATCAGGAACAGCTTTGTTGTGGTCAATATAACCACGCACTGCTGTTTTACTAACTCTTTTTTCTAGCATATCCCATGCTTCGTTTTCTTTAATAAAACTTAGTGTAGCGTCCCAGTCTCCAACTTGAGCAAAATCTGTAGTAGTTATAAACGCTGTACCAAAAGGTGTTTTCTTAGATGTTTCTCCTTCAGCATCCATTTTTTCTTTTAGGTATGCTTCAAGTTTAATAAGATTAGCTTTTATTTCTACCACCTTTTCTTTGGCTTCAGACTCTATTGCTTCTTTCTTTGCTCGTAGTTTTAGATATGTTTCAATAACTTTATCTGTACTTAGTTCCATAATTACCTCGTTTCTTTTTGGATAAGGTCTAGTAAAAGACCTTGTAGTTTTTGTTTGTTTTTAAGTCGTTCATACATTCTGTACTCTAAGTCTGTTGACTCAATATGTACAATGTTTGAAACATGTTTCTTACCTATCCGTTCAATGCGACCATTCGCTTGAATATATTGCTCGTTGCTTGTCACAGGCCCATACCACACGATAGTAGATGCAGAGGTAAGAGTCAGACCATGCGCCATAGTCGCAGGGTGAGCAATAAGTACATGCGGATTCTTTTCGTTTTGAAAATCATGGAAGATTACATTTCGTCTTGAAGAAGATACCGCTCCATTTACAACTGCAACTTCCCAAGTCTTTGACAGTTCTCTTTCCAACATATTCAATGTGCCTGTAAGAGGTACGAAAACTATAACCTTGCCTCCTACTTCTTCTATAATCTCTTTAACAACTTTGACTCGTGGAGAACAATTAACTTCTATGTGTCGGCCATCATCTCCGTACACTACACCACAACTTATCTGCACAAGTTTTTGTAGTTTAACTGCTTCATTAACAGCAGTGATTGTACCCTCTTCTTCTAGTTCTGTTACAAAATGTTTTAACATAACAGAGTAATGTTTTTGTTGTTCGGGGGTGAGGTCTACCTTTCTTGTTTGGAACACAGTGTCAGGTAAATCAAAGCATTCATCTCTTGTATATCTGACAGCAGGGTATAAAATATGTTTGACTATTTGTATAGACTCAGGTCTAGGTATCCACCTCCATTGTCCTATCTTCATCATTACAGCTTCTTTAAAAGCAGTATATGTTTTAGTATTGTAAGGACTATCCACTAACTTTGCCAATGCCCAAGCATCAGTAGGGTCATTAGGAGTAGGTGTGCCAGTCATTAACCACAAACGAGTTTTAGGATGTTTGTCCATAAACTTCCTGAGCGCTTTGAATCTATTTGTTGAGGGGTTTCTTAATACTGCAACCTCATCTACAATAATAAGGTCAAACTTATTGACAGCCTCTTCTGCTATAATACTAAAACCATCATGATTAATTATATAAAAGTCTGCTTCTGTATTAAGTAATTTTTTTCTTCTTGCACTTGTACCATGCAAAGTCAAAGAAGTTCTGTTAGGAAAATTCATAAAGATACTATCCCCCCATACTCTTTCTAGTGTAGACAGTGGAGATATAATTAAAACTTTTTTTACTTCACCTATATCCATAAGATAATCTGATGCCCACAATGCTGATTGTGTTTTGCCTGTACCTATCTCATTAAGTACCAATGCCTTCTTGTGCATTGTTAAAAATGCTGAAGTCATTTTTTGATGTTCGTATGGAGTGTACCGACCTGCCCAATCATAGTAATGTAAGATTGGCGAAGGTACTTTGAAACCTAAGTTCCTTAATACTTTTACTTCATCAAGTTTGTGAGGAGTCACAACAAGTTCTGTTCCGTTGTGCTTTAGCATGCGCGCCGTAGGAATAGTTTGTAATATTCTATTAGGGTGTTTAGGGTTAAGTGCTATGGCTTTTGCTTGTTCAATGACAATCATAGTTCGTCCTTTATCTTTTGAAGTTGAAATAAAGTATACCCATATTTTGTAATTAATAAATTCGTTGGTGTGTTAGGATATTTAATACACTTGAGTAGTAATTCTTTTTCTGTCATCTTTTAACCCTGTAATACTCAATGAGTTCTTCTGTAATATAATCTACAACCTTCTGTATAGTTTCATCATCATAAACTACAAAACATTTACCACCTTGTTCTTCTATCTCTTCCATTGTTTTCGTTTGTAGTGCAGTTGGTTTTCTACTTCTGTCTGCTTTGCATTCTATACCAATGAATTTACCTTTGACTATGGCAACTCTATCAGGAATACCTGCTTTGCCAAAAGGCCCTGACTGAGGACTGTAATACCACACGCCCATCTCTTTCAGTGTGTTGTCAAGTTTGCGTTTTATGTTACCTTCAGGTGTTCCCATAATTGTAGTCTACACTGGTTTACAGTATTGTCAAGTTTAATTTAAAGAATATTCACAAATATTTTTTGCAGGACAGAACCTGCACAGACCACTAGGTTTAGGAGGCCATGTATTATTCTGCACAGATTGATTTATTCTTTCCGTTTTCATTAATAACTTTACCCACATGTCTTCTGCATCTATCCTATTATATATGTGAGAGTCTAATGCCATATCCTTTAACCATACAAAAGTTGACTTTACTTTTTTGACTTTAGGGAAATGACTAAAGACTTGTAGAGCAAACATTTCTAATTGGGAAAAGTCAGGTCTTCGTTTACCTGTCTTCCAATCCATAACTATTGCATTGTCATCAAATATAATTAACACATCAAGTATGCTTCGCAACCAAGCATCTTTCTCCCACCAAGTTGTTGGTGTAAGGTTTTCATTTAGTGTTAGTTTTTGTTCTACTTGTAAAGTACCACCTAAATTTTCTATGCTTTTACATAAAGGTTCGTATGTTTTAGATTCTTTGGGTAAAATTGTTTTATCTTTTAGTCTGTGTTCAAGTGCCTCGTGTACTCTCTCACCATATATAGTAGCATCACTACCTGTATCTTTTACTTCTTTGGTTATCCTTTGGTGGTAATATCTTTTAGGGCAGTTCTCGTACATCTTAATAGCCGAAAAAGAATGTGTAAGGTTTGTCATTTGGCATCCCCATAATTACGACCCACGCCTGACTCACAAGCAACAGGTAACTCTCTTGCCCAGGTAGGTGCATTTGACATTATCGTCTCAACATATTCTCTTGCGTTTGTCGTATCATCGGACCTTGCGGAGATAATCACTTCGTCATGTACCTGAAAGGCAACAGGGTAGACTTGTCCTATAGTAGTCATTTGTTCTGCGACTACAATCCTAGCCAATGCCTGCACTATATTCTCTGTAACTTTACCTCCGTATATTTTAGTCCAGTCTTTTTTTTCTTGCTCGCTAGTCATGATTCTTTTATGTATTAATTTTCTAAAAGTTCTAGCGTCAGAGATATACTTAAAACCATCAGCAGTATTACGCAACGCATGGTACTTTATATTTAATCCATTAGGTAAAGTTATACCATCTTTAGTATAAGGTAGTAAAGAACATATATTACCTGACGCACCTTCTAACATACCTTTGAGAGCATGATTACAACTGTGCCACAGTGATACTATATTGTGGTTCTTTTGTCTGTATAAGTTTACAATTCTTTTTGCCTCATTCTCTTCTATGTCCACAGCAATACCACCTTGACCAAGAGCAAGAGTGGCTTTAAACTTTACATGACCCATGCCATAACCTAAACCAAGTATGCACGTCTTACCTACAAATCTTTCTACCTTGTCTTGCTTAGTTATTTTTCTACCATAAATCTCAGTAGCAAACTCACTGTATACATCTCGACCTTCACGGAACGCTTGCACCAAATCTTGTTGTCCTGCGATATACGCTACGACACGAGCTTCAATCTGAGACGAGTCACAAGCAATTAAGTTATAACCTTCAGGCACAGTAATTGCTTTTCGTATTGCTCCATTCCTAGGTAAGTTCTGTAAGTTAAGTTTGTCTCCACCTGAGAACCTACCTGTGTGCGCACCATAATAATTTAGCATGATAGGTAATGCTCCTCTTTCTGCAACCTTAATTAAGTTCTCTGTTCTAGTTTCTTCAATGGTGGATTTTGTACCAAGTCGTGCTTGTACTAATGTTTGTACCTTTGGGTCAGGATGTTCTAGTAAACCAGTAAACTCTTTATCTGTTTTAGCAAAGGCATAAGTTTCTTTACCAGTTCGTAAACTTGTTTTCATAGGGGGTTGCACTCCAACTGTTTCTAGTATCTTTGCGAATATCTGATTAGACATAAGTGCTTTCTTAATTCTTTCTTCACTCATTCCATTTAGTGCTAAAGATTCTATTAATTTTTTCTTGTCATCTTTAACCTTTTGTAAATGGTCGGACAAAACTTTTTTATCTAGTATAATACTAGGCTCTGTGTACATACGAATAGTTTGGTCTATAACCATGAGTTCAGACACAGGTATTTTAAATTGTAATTCTTTGAATAGTTTGTATGTCAAGTTGACATCCTGCAAACAGTAGTCTGCATACCTGTCATGTTCTTGTGTTGTGAAATCTTTTCGGTGTTTACCTAATGCTTGGATAACCTCATCTCCTTTCTGCCCTAGATTATAAAAATTTGATAGTGCTTTGAGAGAACATCCTGTGGTTGAATTGTGTAATGGTTTTGCCATAGACATAGTATCTAACCAAAACTTAGGTTTAATATTGTAAAGCCATGATAGTATTGCGCCATCAAAAACACAGTTGTGTGCAAGTATAGCGTCTTTAGAATAGTCTAATGAGTTCAGAAACCTACCGACATTGTCCCCACTGTACCAGTCGGCAGGGTTATCATCTACCTTAATACCTACACCTATAACCTCAAACCTTTCGTCCCTTATGTATGCCTCGGTAGTCATCTTTGATAATGAATACTCACGATTGTAGTAAGTTTCAAAGTCTATTGTAATTATCTTCATTTCTTCTTTTTCTTTTTTTGTTTCTGACATAATAACTTCCGTAAATGGTGTTGCCTACAGGATATGTTTGCGTATCCGAAGTTGCAAATAATTCCATCTCTTGTTGTATAATTGCTGTCCACATACTGTATGTTACAAACCTTACATGTAAATGTTCCTGTCCATACATCTTCTTTATCCTTCATTCTTCATTTACTTCTTCCTCTATTTATTATGGGTACTTGTTCTCCTGCTAATGCACTATAACCACACGCATCAACATAGTTATCCACGTTGCTAGGGTTTTCAGTTGTCCTAGCAATCTTATATAGTGTCATCATCATAGGTACTTCATGGGGAAATATATCATAACCTAAATATGTACTCCATAGCTCTGCTACCATCTCAAAATTTTTACTAGCATCACCATGTTCTATCTCTCTATCGGATGAAACAAGTTTGTCTGCTTGTTTAAGAATATTAGACCTATTGTATTTATTCATTATCATCCTCCTCAACTACATCTAAAAGTTCTGCTTGTGTATAATTATGTTCTTCTAACTGCAATTCTCCGTCAAGACTAAGACCTCCCTCTCTAATTAAAAGTTCTCTAGCCTCTTCTTCACTTTCTGCTGTAACAGTATAAATGTATTCACATGGAACACTATATTTATAATATTTTTTAATCATCATTACCTCTCTGTAAAGTATATAATTCCACACCTTTACCACATTGTAAAGCAAAATTATTACAAACTTCTACTGCTTGTTGTGATGTTGCACCCATACCTAATGCACCCATAGCCATATCCTTTGCATCTCCAAAGGCACAAGGTGGGTTTCGTTTGATAAGTTCGTTGTGATAAAGTTCGTATAATCCGTCTGCTTTTACCACAACAAGTTGTGCCATGCTAGGTGATACATGAGGCATGGGTTCTACCATACCTTTTAAATACCAATCGGATAGTTGTTTTATGTAGGCTAACCATCCTACCCCACTAACTATACACACTTCATTATCTTTGTTCTTACTATACCAAGCCTTAGATGACTCCCATTTCTGAGAGCCATCATTAGCCATTCTGTCAGTAGCAAGAGTCTTTCCGTCCCATACTATTACAGTCATATTTTAGTTACCTCCTCTAGTGTAATGTTCTTATCACCCCAACTGTAATGATATTTGTCCTGCTTTCTATCATCATGCCCTTCACTTTTAAAGACATCAAATCTTCTTCGCAGTTCAATAGATAAGTCATTAAGTATTTTGTTAACACTTTTAACCACATCACTTGAAGTAGGTATATCTTGTTGGTAGTACCCAGTATGAGGTGTCATACAAAACGCTATCAACAATTCTCGTGGGAACACATTGTCTCTCATTGATTTTTCAAGAAGTCCTATCCAAGATTCTGATGACCAATCAGGTTGTTTCCAATGGTATCTATCTTGTGATTGTCTTCTTGCCCACACATCACTAATGAATGGGTCTAAAGCACGAACCTTTGCTCTTGCTTTAATACCTTTCTTGAACTTAGCCAATGTCTTTCTCCATGCCTTACGTTCTTCAGGTTTCTCAATAAACCTATCAGTTGCTCTGCGATTAAGACACTCACCAGTAACCATATTGAACTTCAACCCCTGATAGTATGCAGGTTGAGTTCTCATAATAATGTAATTGTATTCTTTAATATTGGTGTCAAATGTCTTGTGATGAGCGACACGATACAATCCTTTCTTATGTCTTTCTATGGCAAACGGAAACCAATTCTGTATAGAAGAAACAATAGATTGTGAGTTGTGCCACACTTGTTCAGGTGTAGCAACAAACTCCACTATGTTGTCAGGTGTTATACGCATGAAAGGTTTACTTCCGTACCCTTCAAGATGAACAACATAACTCGTGACAGCATGTGTGTCTGTGTCTTTGTACAATCTAAAAGCAGAAGATATTCTCCTGCCCTTAGATGGTTTGCGACACTTAGCAAAGAAGTCTGCTAAGTCCTTGTATGTATGATATATTTTTGTCATATTTACCTCTACTTTCTTGTTATTTTATTAAATGCGATTGTTGAAGTCATACTGTTTAAGTCTAAGCCAAGTTCTTCTCCTGTCCTAGTCTTAGGTCTTTCAACAATTTTCTTGTGTCGTTCTCTAGCATCTTCAGGTAGCAATTCCCATAATGGTTTCCATGCTTTCAATGCAGGTGCTAATGTAGAATAAGCATCCATTACTTTGTTTACACTCCCTACAAAATCATTACGCTTTTTAGTAATATCAAAGATACCTTTAGTGTATGCCTTGAATGGTTCTTTAAGCCACTCAAAGTTTGGATTGTCAAACATTATGCTACCTTCATGACCATAGGCTATTGCAAAACCTGACTTGTTGCCATTAGGATTATTAGAAAATCCTCCTGCATCATGTGGAGGAAAAGGTAGTTTCATATTAAGACTCAAGGACAATGCTCTCCCTTTTACTTTCCACATTTCTATGCTAGTAGTATCATCAGGAGACTTCCATTGTTCATCTGGTGCATTTGTAAACCCTGCTAATTTAATGGCATCTACTGGATTAAAGTACCAATCAGGTAAAGCCTTCATCTTTGTCTGAATTTCAGGTGAGAATATACTGTCATATATTTTCTTACCCCAATCTTTTGGTACATTTTCTTTTGCTTTTTTGATATCATCAGCAAACATATCACTTGCATTTTTGATAATATCATCTCTTAACTGTTGGCTAAATCTTACTGTTGCCATAGTTAACCTTCCTTTCTTAGTTAATTATTATTGTTATTATTATTCCACTCTTTCAGAGTATCTTTAGCATGGTCACGACACATGACACCTAGTTTACTCTTGATGAAATCCAATGCTTGGTCGTTTGTCATACCTTTGTCATTAAGACAATCAGCTAACATCTCTTCGGTTCTCATCATTAGTGACTTTAACTTACCCACTCTTACCTCCTTTCTTTTGTATTGTTATATAGTAGTGTGGACTATGACATTCAGGACAGAAAACTTCACATTCTCCTGTCTCAGTATCAAAAATGTATTTATCATTTTCTGCCCAGTCTGTACCTTTATAGCCACAATCTAAACATTCTGATAAATCTTCACCGATATCCTGAGTGTACCATTTATCTACCTTAGCCATTACCTTTCTCCTTTCTAAGTTTGTTAATATCTTCAGTAGAGATACCACCAAATTTTCTAGTTTCTTCTACTGCTTGTTCAAACGTATCGCCAAAGTGTTCCATGAAATACTTAGCCATATCATAGCCAGTAAGTTGAACAACATTCTTACCTTTGTATATCTTAGCCATTGACACCCTCCATGTAAACGATTTCACCCCAAGGTGCTTTACCTTTCTCATTGGATACCCATAAGACTGGGTAGCTAGGTTCAACACCGAAGTCATCACAACATAAGTCTGTTAATACAATGCAACACACAGGGTCAATGTCTTTGCCCTGCATGAACTTAAAGATAGGACTGAAAGCAGTACCTCCACCACCATGTGGTTTGATTACTGGTTCATCATCTTCAAAGCAATCGTGATGACAGACTTCAGAGTCAAAGTAAATGACATGTATCTTTGTTGGTGCAAGGTCTTGATGTACTTTCACAATCTCACTTGCAAACTGTGTCAGTTCCTCCTCACCAATAGACCCTGATGTATCAATCGCAAACACAATCTCGCCTAGTGCCTCACCTGATACACTCGGTAAGTACATACCTTGTGACAAGAACCTTCTGTTAGGTCTTGCCCAAGTTCGTGTATCAGTTCGTTGCTTGACTAGAAACCTTTGCATGACATCTACCCAGTTGACTCTAGGTTTCAACAACTTCCCAACAAATCGTTCAAGACCTGCCGATAGTTTACCCATCATCTTTGCAGTCTGAGTCGCTTGTGCTATCTTGACTTTCATCTCGGCTTGTTTCTGCTCTATCTCAGCAGGGGACTTACCTTGTGTTCCGTCTTCAATATCATCATACGCTTTCATATCATTGTGAACATAGTCGTCATCAGTTTCAGAGTCTTGTGGCAACAAGTTGTAGACACCATCTGCTGTGCCTTTACCTCGTTTCAACAAGTCCCTGTCCATGACACCACCTTTGATGAACTGTCCAATGCCCTCATCTTCAAGCATTGGATTGATTACTGCATCACCTGCATAGTTCCATTTCTTGTGGTCTCTTTCGCCTTTACGATAGATATGGTCAAACATAGGGTGACATATCTCATGAGCGACAAGGAACAAAAGTTCCTCGTCATTCAATCTTTCGCAATAGTCAGGGTTGAACAACACCCTGTCGCCATTAGTACCTGCTGTTGGTACAACATCTGATATCTCAAATGGCATGTTCATAGCTAAGTTACCAAAGAACGGATGCTCAAGTATGAGTGCTGTCTTTGCCTTAGCAATTCTTCTTTCTAAGTCCATTAGCTACCTCCTTTCAACTTAGGGTTATCAACTACATTTCTTTCATGCTCTATCTCCGACAACCATTCGTCAAAAGGTTGTTGAACATAGTCAGGCATGTAAGCATTACAAATAACTAGCTTTGAACTATCACTCCATTGAACTAGAATTTGTGTGGCTACGATTGTTTTCTTAGCCATTAGCTACCTCCCATAAATGCACCCATCTTGTCCATGATTGCCCTTGCCTCTTCTGCTTTCTGCTCTCTGAGGTCAGGGTTATTTCGTAGACTTTCAGGGTGGTTGTTAGCCAGACTACCCTCAACTTGTTGTCGCATGTTCTCCAAGTCAGGGTCATCTGTAAAGTTCAACCGACTCAAAACAGAACAGACTTCCTTAGTATTCTCTACTAAGGTATCTCTGAATACTGCCTTAGGATCAGCCAGTTTCTCAGCCATATGTTTCACTCGGTCATACAACCTCTGCCATGCCTCTTGCATAGCTTGTTGAGCCGAACTCTTGACTCTAGTCTCAACATCTGACTGTATCTTAGCCAGTTCTTCATCACCGATACTCACTCGGAAGTCATCAGATGGCACAGGAAATACTGCCATATCCATGTTGAACTTCCTTTGTATCTCATGAAGGTCAGGGTAGTCATCTCGGTTGTACATATTGCCAAGAAATCTCTGTGCATCTGCATGCAACTTAGGATATTCCTGATAGAATGTATCCACAAGCAACTGCCACTCGGCTTTCATCTTCCTAAAACTTGTCATAAATTCTAGGTAGTTAGCCGAAGGTAGTATCTGTGTAC